CGTTATCTTTATGCCCCGTCTTGTCATGAAAACTGTAATATAATCCTGACGTACCTTCGATTAATAATTTCCAACCAGCAGGTAATACCATTTTAATTATATCTTTTACAGCATCAGACATATTCTTAGTTCTAACAACAATTACACCATTACTATAATAATCTCGACTAGTTAAAAAATCACCATCAATCATATTATAATAATTTTTACTAATAATATCTTTATCTATATAATATAAAACGTTATTGGTAAGATTACCTAATATAAAATTAGCATCAGTAATAGTTTTAATACTATATAACTCAGTAACATTATTTATATCTAATATTCTAATACTATTATTTGTACTCACCAATAAATAATTTCTGGATTTAAATCTACAAATATCTAAATAATATATATCAATATCGTTTTTAATAATATTTTTACTAAAATCTTCAATATTTATTCTTATTAATTTTTTATTGTTAATGACTATATATAAATTTTCATTATTGTCATATTTAATATTAGTTATACTATCATTTAAATAATCATAACTATATATATATTCATGTAATTCAACTAGAGTATCATTATCATCATTATGTTTAAATATTTTAATTATAGTATTAGATTTATTATCATCTTTAAATGCATTACCAATAACATACAAATAATTTTCATTACATAACATTGAATTAATATTAAGATATGTTAGATTACTGATATAATAACGTATATCATCATTAATATTAATAACATTACCAGTATTACCATCTAATTTAATTATATAATCATTATCATTATCATTAATAGCTAAATATATATTATTATCTGGAGTTATACACATACATTTTATAATATTATAATTAGTTTGATATATAATATTACCGTCAGTATTTATATGAGTTAAATAACATATATTAGTATTAATATTCTTAGTTAAAATATAAATATTATCTTTTTTGATATCAACTAAATTTATATCAATATCGATTATGTTTGAATCAGTAAATTCCTTTTCCCATAATTTATTACCATCAATATCTAATTTAATTAAAATATTATCATTAATAGCATACATATTATTACTACTGTCAGTAATAATCTTTTTAGCATCTGTTAATTTATATCTCCAACGATTATAAATATCAAAACCATAATTAATATATGATTTATTTAATTCAAATATATTTCGATACGGTTCATAAATGCTAATTGTTGGGTCTATTTTATATAATCCAAAATGAAATGAAAATTTAGTACCTTTGCGTTTATATATATCTAAAATATTAATTAATATTTCTTTCTGTAAATCTAATGATAATTGAGTACTCCATTCATAACCAAGCATATAAGCAAAATATGGTAAATACTCATCTTTAATATTATTTATATCTCTAAATGATAATATTTCTCTAATACTATCTGAAATAACATCAAATATTTCAACATCTACACTACTTAAAAATTCTTCTAATATTTTTACCTCACCAGTAACATTATAATCAACTGTAGTGTCAGTATTTCTGGTATATTCAGGTAATATATTATATAGATATGACATATTATTTTACACCTCTATATTAACACTTATAATACCACAATCTACAATTTCCCATGGTAATATATTAAATGTGTCTGTTGTATAATCAAAAGATGTTCCGTCTGATAAAGTAGAATCTATAGAAGGACTTATTGTTATTGTTTTTTGATTTATTCCTTTAACATAATAGTCTATAGTTTTAATGTTTTGTGCATCTGATTTTTTAGTTACATCAACATAATATTGAGTATTAGATAATACTTTGGTTTTACCTATATCTGTCCAAACTATCACACTATTATTAGTAATATTATAATCTATACCTTCAGTTAAATTGTTCGTAGCATTGATATAAATTTTATTTATTTTAACCAACGTATCTATTGCCATATAATTTTCTAAATAATCTACTCCAGTACTGTTTCTAAATACAGATAATGTTACATCATTATACATAGATGTAGTATATCTTATTAATTTAGCCCCTACACCAAATCTAGGATATGAGGTTAATTCTAAATTACTTGACCCCATTATGGCCATTGAACTTAAAATAGGAATGAATTTTTTGTTCATTATTACTATATCAGTATTATTATCTAAGTCAGTTTCTAAACCTCTATCTAAATATAAACTATCACCTACTCTAAATAGTATCTGATATTTTTTAGTATTATCATCACCAAAATAAATAGTAGTATAAGTCATGTTAGATAATATTGAACTTCTTTTTTCGACATTACTATTACTCATATTATCGTTATTAATTGTAATAAGTTTATCTCCGAACTTATATGAACCTTTTGTTTTAACTATTGGATATACCCAACAATTAGTGGATATATTCATTTCATTAGTTATAATTACATCTGAACCATCACTAAGAGAAACTAAAGTACAATTACCTTCATCATCCATAGTTGAAATTTTAGCTAATATAACACTTTCACCATTCAGATTCATAACATTAATAGTAGAACCTTCGTTCAATATAGCCATTGTATCTCTCACTTTAATTATATTACTTCCTATTTCAGGAGTTTCTAATATATAAATATATCTTTGTTCCTCTAAATTGATATTTTCAATTGATAATACACCAGGAACATCTGCAACTAAAGAATATATATCTTGTTTATTTACTGATTCTCCCAATTCTCTATTTTCCCATTTTAAATAATTAAGTATACTGTTTCTTATTTTATTTGATACTACTGAAGCTGATGTTGTAGGCGATACTTTGACATTAACAGTAGTATTTAATGTAATATAACTTGGGTCTATAATTTCAACCTGAGTAGCACAAATTTTTCTATCATCAAATATTTTTAAAATATCTTTTTTAAATGCTTCACTAGGATATCCCCCTGATACAGGACTATCTGGTATAACACAAACTTTAACTCCAAATATCCCAATTTCTGGAGCAATTTCGTTATCTAAAATTTTAACTTTATTTACACCATTTATCATCAAAGCAGTATCTCTATAATCTTCTTTTGTTACACATCTTTTTTGTGTTTTATAAATCGTTGGTACGTTCTTTTTTATTTCTTCTAGAGTTTCAGATTCAGAAGCACCGTTGGCGTAATCATCGTTCGTTACATTAATACTATTTATTATAGCATTTGTTGAATCATATATGACATCGTTAATAGTATTGATTGTATAAGGATTAACATTATGTGTAACATTTGCTCCTGTAATATAAGTAATATCAATTTTTAAATTTTTAGCTGGATTTTTACCATACGCTCCATCTCCAAATTTAATGTATGCATAATATTCACTATCATAATCAACCGTATAATACATAGATTCGATATCCAAAGTATCTATGAAATCAGTATACTTATACTCTACATCATCGACAAACACAGATTCTATTTTATTTACATTATTATTAACTAATCTATATTTATAGCCGAGAATGCCAGTAGAAATGAAATTATCAATATTTATGTTTCCTGATTTTGCGGGAACTGTCACATACAATTCACCACTATATAATATTACATTTTCTGTTGTATAAAAATTAACTCCACTAGAAGTACATCTAGTATATTTTGGGATTAAAATATTATTAGAATGACTATTAGATAAATAAAATTTAAGTATAACAGATGATTGTGTTGCGGGGGATGGTTTATAACCCATTGATTTAGCATGATTATAAACTGCTGTTCTTGTTTTAGCTGTTGGTAAGAAACATTCATTCACACTCATGTTATTATAATAAAACATCAAAGTTGCTTCATATGCGAACGCTTCTAATAATTCCATACCAAAATTACTGATAAGAAAGTCTTTCCATTTATCAGGTAAATTAGTTTTTATTCTATTAGTTAAACCTTCCATTATTTCTTCAAAATCAATAGGTAATTTTTCTATGTTTCTTAAATCTAAATTAGTAGACATTGTTTAAACTAATCCCCTTATCTAATAGTGAAATTGAATGTATCACTTATTTGTTTATTTTTCAAATTATAAGTTATTGATATATAAATAGTATGTTCATCTATATTTGGATTAAAATCTATATTAGTTATATTAATTCTTGGTTCTTGTTCACTTAACGTGTCTAATATATTTTCTCTTATATCTTCTAACAAAAAACTATCTAAAGGTTCGAACAACATTCTTTTTAAACTAGCACCAAATCTAGGTTGCATAACTCTTTCGCCTCTAGATGTTCCAATTATTCTTTCTATACTCGCTCTTATCAAATCTCTAATATCAATAGTATCTGTTATTCCTGCAACATAAGTATCGCCATTATTGATTGGCATAGGGCCAGAATAACCTACAGCTTCTAATTTTTTAGGATAAGTATATTCATATGGATAACTCATTTAATCAAATCCTTTTTAATTAACAAATACATTATCGCTTCCTGAAACATGATTACCAGAATGACCACATTTTTGACATATAGTTGTGTCAGATATTCTTGTCTTAGGTTTATCATTAACAAATACATTAGGTGATCCTTCTGTTGATTCAAAAGTACCACCATGAGGGCAATTTGTTGGTCCAGTATCACCTAATCTATGACATTTCAAATCATTTATAAATACATTTGGACTACCTGTTGCATTGGTACCACTTCTACTGTGAGGACAACAATCTTCCCCGATATCACAGACCCCAACAGTTCTATCGCTTATTCTAGTTGCTTCAGGCATTATTTAATCCCCTTCATAATTAAGTTCTCAAATTGATTATATTTTTACTTTTTATCTTTATACTCAGGTATAGGAGTAACATTAGATTTATCTTTTGGATTTTCACGTATATGATTATCAGATAATAATACTAAATCTTTTGCGGCATGTATTATAATATCACCATTATCTTTAAACATTATTTCTGATCCATTTTTATGTTTAATTTGAATGTAATTAGTTTCATCATCAAATAATACATACCCAACTTTAGTTTTAATCTCTTTTCTGTTTGGGTAATTTTCTTTAATTTCTTGTGGTACTATATTATCATCTTCTCTATGTATAGAACCCATCCAAACAGCTGTATAAGGAGAATTATTCAAAAACATAACAGTAACTAAAGCTCCAACTTCAGGGACAAAGAAAAATCCTCTATCATGATAACCATAAGGAAAACTAGGTGATGCCCAAGGTAAATCATCTGTTTTTATATTTCCATAAACAGTAGGCACATTTATTTTTAATCTACCTAATTTTTTGGGATCATTGTTATCAACTACAGCACCAATAAATATACCACTAAATTTTTCCATTAAATAGCACTTCCTTCTGGATTTTCCATACCAGCAATATCCGTTTCACTACATAAAACTAAATGCATCATAGGAGCAAATGGTCTACTATGTGATTCACCATATATATATTTAACTGATGCAACATAAAAAATACCATCATATATTTTTGTTTTACCATCAGTTTCATTATAAATCTCAATACAATCAATAGGTGTTATATCTGGATAAGCACTCACTGTTAATGATAACATTCTAGAAAATGTGTATATTCGGTGTCTAATATTACTGATATATATTTCTTGTAAAGTTTTATCTTCTAATGCTGTGTTGATATATTTAGTTCCAATCCCTTTATGTTGTTTATTGCCTTTATTATTTTTATCATAACTTTGCTTATTCATTTTCGTTGGTTTGGTTTGTTTAAAATCATCAAAACCTCGACCTGCACAATATAAATTATCACTACTACCA